CCACTTGGGATTTGGCTGCCCATCTGGGAGGTAGAATCTCTTGAAGATCCAGTGGGACTTCTGAGTCGGATTGAACAGCAGGAAAATCTTTCTGTCTGACCCTTTCTGTCTGAAGGAGTCTATGAGCTTTAGATATTCTTCTTCTGAGTTTAATTCTGTTGCTTCGTCTATCAGTAGATGAGTTACCCGAGCAAGTCCTTTCGACTTTGCAGTCATCGTGCCCTCTGCCAACTTCATGGCATGGGTAATGATCATATTCCCGTTCTTCTTGTTCTGAATTTCATCTCCCTTGATTTCTAAAAAAGAATTAAGTCCCCACTGATCTATCAAATCTAAGATGTCTCTGTAGATCGAATTGGTCAGGGCCTTCGTAGTATACCTGGAAATTACACCACGGAAGTAGTCTTGGCCCATCAGGGCAACCAGGAAATATGCTGCAATGTTGGTGGATTTTCCGCTTGCTCGTTTATTTATCGCCCCCCGCTTACGATCCAATAAGTCTTCTGTTCGTAGAAGATTGGAGCATACGCAGGGAGGAATTCAAATTTATTTGTCATTAGTCTTCTTTAGCTGGTGGAGGAGGCAGAACAATCTGGACGGGTTCTATGTTGCTACCGTCTGCGTTCTGTAAAGCAGTCACGGTTAGATCCGGGAGAAACTTAGCCGAGAGCTTAGTCATCACCTGGACATAGTCCTTCGGGCTTTCCTGACGCAGTTGCTCTAAGGCAGCCTTGAAATTCTCCTGTTCGTCTTCTAAGATGGTCGCAAACAAATTACGGACCATCTGTGTGGTCTTATTGGGTAGACCTGGTGGTCTGCCCGGTCCTCCTGGGTTTCCTACTTCAAATGCCATTCCTGTTTTTTCCTGTTTTTATTTCTACCACTTTACAAATTAGCAAGGTTTCACTTGACATAATTCTTGAACATCTTCTTTACTCTGTTCACCACTGCTCTTCTGCACGAACCGCAGCCCGTGTCTACTCTGTTTTCTCCTGTGGACTTATTGAAGATTAGGTAGGCAACTGCAAGTTCCTCTGGCTGCCAGATCTTCTTGTCCGACTCGAACCAGCTTCTATGCTGGTCGAATAATGCTTTTATCTCCTCGTTCATTAGAATACTTTAGTGTGAATCTTGTCCGCCTCTTCACAGAGCCAGCCGGTCATTAACGCCAGAGGTATCGCTGCCGTCCAGGTCGTCTTCAGAATCAGCAGGTGCATCGCTAAACTGATCCAGAAGCCTAAACATGTCGCGCATGTCATCGGGGGTCGGTCCAACTTCAGCTTCTTCAGCGTCCATCTGTAGGGGAGCGAGTTCAGGACTGGCGGTATTGCTGTTGCAAGAACTGCAGCCTGTAGAATAAAGTTCAGGAGTAAAAAATTCATTGATTATCTCTATTTTGGTTGTTGACTTGATTCCCAGACGCTCTCTCTGTCTCATCACGTCTCTGGTCATCTTCTTCTCTTCCGTCACGAAGTAGATCTCCGTGCCCTTGAATTTCCATTTGATTTGTTTGTTCATTTTGTTTTGGTGTTATTTCTATTGCAGACCTAATATGTCTCCGAATCCTGTTGATGGTGAGGGAGACTGAGGTTCTGGGTATCTCAGTTGCCCGAGCCAACGACGAAACTGTGTGGTTTTCGCTAACGAAGGTTTCAAATAGTTTCCTGTCGTACCATGGAAGTCTTGCAAGTTCTTCTCGAACTCGGTCGGCTCGCTCCATGAAGGCTGGATCTTCTTCGTAGGTCTCGTCTGCAAATTCGTCCGTGATTTCATCGTTGTGTTTTCTATAAGTATGAAAAAACTCAGAAGTGGTAGACTTCCACTGGTTCAGCATAATCCGAACTATGTAGAATCTACCTCCTCCTGAGGAGACTATCGCTGCGCAGTCCTTCTTCTTCAGAAACTCCTCTATGCAGAAGTGGAGCAGTTCTTCAGACAGAGCATCGTTGGAGGAAATCCTGGATGCTGCAGTCTTTAGTTCCCCGTAGTTCTCCTGCATAAATTGGTCTACCGTCACGCACCTTTAGTCTATTTGAAAAATGTCCTCTGGACCTGTTGAACCTTCGCACACATCTTGAACGTCCGAGAAGGTAAAGGAAAGCGATCTAGCCCCACCTTGAAATGCACGATTGATCTTGATATAACCTTTCATCTGTAGTAGATTCAAAGTTGTGAAAATCTCATCGGGCCGGAAGTTGAGTTTGTATGCAAGCCACTCGTCGCTGGAGAAGCAACATCTGTTCTGGATCGACCAGCTGAACACGTAGTTCAGGAGCATCTTCTCTAAAAGGGAAAGTCCTTCTTCTCTGAAGATCCATGGATCTATTCTCCAGAGGATTGCTGCTTCGGTTCTATCGTCTGCCATTATTCTGCTCCTATCATTTTACCTAACGTGTCCAGGGTGCAAGCTGTCCAGATCTGGTTTTCCAGCCTAACTGGATCGTGTCCGACAACAACCACATTACCTGAAGGGGTTAGCTTTACTTCTTGAATCAGCCACTCACGTCCATCGACTGTGAGGTAGATTCCATCGGGCTTTTCCAGCCTCTGCTTTTGGGTCCTTACTACAAATGCCATTTTATTCTTTCTCCTTTATTATAGTAAGTCGGTCCCTCTTTGTTCCCTCAAGAATGAGGTCGTCGAAGTGGCCCATGTTGACGTTCATCCAGACGCCTCTCTGCTCGTGGTAGAAGGAAGTCATTAGATAGCCTAAATCTGAAATGTAGGTTCTATCGAGCGTCCAGACGCCTTCATAACCATCGATTGTGTACTTTAGTTTATTTTCCATAGTTTATATATCTGCTTTTGTTTTGGTAAATTTATTGCTTTTTCTGGACACACGGACACGCAGAAACTAATCCTGTACCCCTATACTATACAAAAAAATATTTTTTTTTTTCGTTTTTTTATTTTTTTTTTTTTGTATATACGATGTATAGATTTAGTTCTGTGTGTCCTGTGTGTCCACTCTTTTAGAAGCATTATGCTCTTTCTTGGAGGTAGATAAGTTGCAGAAAGCACACAAATAGCGCAGTACGGATTGGTTTTCATGGTAATCTTGCCATTCCTTTTCGACTACAGGGTCCAATATTCTCCTTCCAGACAGACCGTCTACAGAGTATGTGTCGATAATCCCTCTGTGATAGACTTTGTTTTCCCCTTGAGATTCTTCAAGAGAGGTTTGAGAAGGCTTGTTTTTTCTCATTTTGATGAATCTCTCAGCTATTTCCTCGAATGTATTGGGAGGAACATGATCAACGTGCTCAGCAAGTTTTTTGTTACACAGACAACAGAGTTGACCCTTGTGAGTGTGAGTTTTGACCCACTTGATAATCTGGTAATCCACAGCTTTTCTCATAGCTTTTACCATGGACTGCTCTTCTGGAGTTGCATTTAAACACTCTCTCCAACTAAAGTCAGTGCGGGATCCATCTAATCTGGTAAGATAGAGGCAGTAGTTATTATAGACTGTTCTAACAATCTCAAAGGATTTTATACCACAGCCTATTTTGTTGTCGGAATAGGGGTGCCTCCTCACTAAATTCATCAAAAATTCAAAGTCTTTGTTCTTCGTCAAGAAGAAGTCTACCTCTTCGATGGGCATTTGATCTTTTCTGCTGGCAACAAACTCTTGCATAAATGTCGTTGCTTCTTTCAGGGACTGGAATGTGTGCTCCCCAACTTGTATAGTTTTTGTTTTCATAAATTATTTTGTCCTTTGATTCTCCATTTTGTCTTTGAATAGACTTTGAACTGAGCCAAAGTCATTGGAATAATGTCTTTTGTTTCTTTGAGATAGTTCGAGTATTCTTCTTCCTTTTTTTCTTCTAACCACTCGGCAGTTGTTTTAACTCGGATGGCATCTACAGTCTTTTTATAGGCAGAAGAAATTGCCCCCCTTTTATCGATGGGACCAAAGTTCTGTCGGATAAATTCAGTTGCAACAGCTTCGCTTAGTCCAACTGATTTACACACACAGGCAGCCTTGAATTGGAAGTTGTTGATGTTTCCCTTGACGCACTGATCCCCTTTCATAAATCGCTTTACCACTTCAAATCTTTCCGCATCGGTAGCATTAGAAGCAACACCAGGAGCATTGTCCATGATGTTTTCAAAGATCACCTGTCTTTTGAAATCAGGGGGGTAAACCCCATGGCTCTTAAACCAAGATGCCATAACTTCATTTTTTACTCTCGCATTTACCTTCAGAAGATGTTGGATCTGGTCCTTGTCTTCTCTGTAGGCATTTGGACACCTGGAAAACGAAGATGGGTTGACCGTAGACTTGTCCAGACCTGCTCCACGATTTCCCATGATTTTGAAGATTGCCTTCCACCAGCATCTGTATTCTTCTTCGGATTCCAGAGGAGTTTCTAAAGAAATGATAAAGTGCAGAGACTTTCCACCAGAGAAAACACAGGTCGAATAGGGCATCTTGGATTCTTTGATGTGCACCTTCTGTTCTGGAATAGAACAGCTGTCCATTTCTATCATGATATTTCTGTACTTTATCACATTACAGTCTGCTCTCCTTGGTTTACCTTTAGCATGATAAGACTCAGTTGGCTTTCGATCTTCTTTTGAATCTAAAGCATTAATCGTAAACCACCTTCTGGTTCTGCCGTATGGAAATCTGTGGTGGTTGACTGCTGTTGATTTTAACGTTTCGCCAAAGCAGATGTAGTCGTCTTCGTCGAACAGCAGATTGTAAAAGTCGTCTAGGGTTAAATTAGAATAATCCATCGTTTAGAGTTTTTTCCACCAGAGTATCGATTATCACTGTCGAATTTTTTGGTATCCTATAGACTGTGCATTTTTTTCCGTCTAACTCCTGTCTTCTAGAATCTTTAATTTTAACCTTCATGGAAAGTTTTTTACCGAAGTCCTGGAGAGATCCTCCTGTCCATTCGTAGTGATTCATCTCCATCCACCTTGAGTAGTCTTTGTACAGAGATTCAATGTCGCACCACTTAGTCAATTGGGTGGTCGGATTGATGATTCCTCTTTCTTCTCCCCAAAGTAGAATAGGCATTTTAAGCGCCAGAGTTCCTTGGTGTTTAGTTAGATCCGTGAGATTTTCGTTGAAGTATTTGTTGTTTGCATTTTCGTCTACGCACTGCCAGATCTTCAGAGCATCTATTTTGTCCATGATTTCATATTGCTCAGGAGTTCTTTTGACAGAAGTTATTTCTATAAATCTCCTCATTTCATCGTCCTTGATTATATCTTCGATCGGTAAGTTGGAAGCTCCGATGAAAGAACAGTTCTGCTTTATCTTTTCTACCGTTGCACCGTAGGGCGGACGAGCAGATATTTCTTTTGCTGAGATCATTCTTTTTAGAAGATTGATGTCTGCTTTGGCAGCCTTGCCCATTTCGTCGAAAAATACTGCTGCGTTATCTTGCAGACTCCCCATCAGAGTTGTGTCTGTTATCTGAACCAAATCATAGTCGAGCGTAAGACCCTTTAGAGGTTGCAGAAGTTTCCAGATCGACTTTGTTTTACCGTCTCCCTGAGAACCGTAGATAACAATAAAAATGTGATTTTCCACTTCAAGACCCTTTAGCTTTCTTTTAACCATCTGAATCCAATGCTTGACAGCAGAAACTTCGTATTCTTTTATTTTGCCAGTCGTTAACTTCAGCCATTCTCTAAGAGTTTCGTCCGAAACATCTTCTTTGTATTTAATGGATTCTAAGCACTTCAGTCTGTGCTTCTTCATTTCTTTGAAGTACCATTTTTGAGCTTCTGCCATCAAAACCGAAGACGAAATTTTATGAATTTTGGGGGGAAGATCCCAGTTTTCTCTCGTCATACTTTCGTAGTTAATAATGGTTTTATTGTAGGCTGTGATGAATTCAGCTTTGAAAGCAACATGGCTGATATCTTCTCCATCAAAAGAAATTCCACCAGTATCGGATACTGATACAGAATGTTTATCGATAAAATTTTGAAGCCAAAATTCAGAGTCAGAAACCATTCTTATCTCTTCGTTAATAACTCTTTGAATTATATGTTCATTGGGATCAGGATCTGAAACTTTAAGAACAGGTTTTTTTAACTCCTTATTTAGTGTTTTAATTTCTTGTTCAAGAGAAGTTATTTCAATTAATAAGTTTGCTTTTTCCTCAGAAGATAGTGCTTTATTTTTTACTTCTTTTTTTAAGTCAAGCAGAGAAATTGTTTTCTCTTTTATTTCTTTTTTTATCTCTTCCATTATCTTACTTTTTCTTCTTTGTCTTGCTCTAACCAGGATTCGATTTCAACCTCTTCTTCTGGAGTTGGCTGGTACTGGGGTTCTTCTAATTTTAGATTGTCCAGAGTTTTAAGAGAAGTAATAAGTTCCTCTAGGATTTCTGAAACTCCTGTCGATTGTGGTGTGAATACCACCGGTTGGGATTTGATTATTTTTTTCATTTTTATTTTCTATTTAATTAAGTGTCTAAGAAAGGAAATTCTTCTTCTGCTGCTTCTTGTCCATCTTCCATGAGGGTCAAGACGTATCTCATACCGGCGAGCATACCAGAGTTAAATCCATGTTGCCAGTTGTCTTCGTCTTCCATTAATTCTTGGACGTCTTTCGGATAGAGAGAAGCAATTCTCTGAACTGCTGCATGAGCTTCTTTGTGTGGCACAACGCCTTCTTCTGTCAAGACGAGCATAGCGTCTTCGGATCTTCTTGCAAACCACACAAGGTCAAAATACTTTTCTTCCATTTCGATAACTGCGGTTTCAATTTGTTTTTTAGTTGTTTTCATTATATTGTTGTTTAGTTTATTGCATAAAAAAAACCAGACTTACAAGGAGGTTAAGGGCTCTCCAAGTAAGCTGGTTAAGAAGTTCTTCGTTTATATTCCCCCTTAAAGAATAGTAAACTGTTATTGATTATACTTGCTATATATCAAAAAGTTTCTTTAGAAAAAAATCCCCCGAAGGGGATAAAGTTAGTTGGTTTGGATAAGTTTGAAGTTTGCACCTGCTGGGATTGAAGCGTCGGTCTGAACCATTTTGTTATAGGTTAGTAAATCCTGCAAATTATGGAAAGTTAGCCCTGGGTAGTCTTGGAATATCAATGCAATGTTTTCTTCGTATTTAGCAAAGAAGTCTGCTGCAGTGTCATCGTCGGATAAGTTGGCTTTGATGTTGTGCTGGGTCATGATTTCTTTAGCACGCTTTTCCATAACCTTGAACCAGTTCCTGGTAATTACTGGACGCTCGTCGCCGTAGTTGTCTTCCATGAAATCAATCTTAGTAAACGCTGGTGCGAAGTAAGGGTGAGCAGAAATTGAACTTACGATTTCTGATTTGTCTTTGGCGGATAATTTTGTCTTAGTTGTCATAGTCTTTTTGTTATATGATAATATACGGTCTTGATTAGAAGTAGCTGCACATTTCTTCGAAACTTTCATTTTCGATAGCCTTGTTGATTTCGTAAGTTGCAATGATTTCTGCAATTTCTGGATCAGTTTGGTCAGCTTGGAAAAATGCTGTAGGGTAGTTGATAGCTTCCCAAGGAAAGAAAGCAGATTGGCCTGTTTTTCTGGAAGCTCTTTCTAAGATAAGCCCTTTGTTAGAAACTTCTTTTACACAGAAAATCTTCTTTAGAGATTTAGTTGCTTGAACGTAATCGCCGGTTTGAAAAGATGTGTTTGTCATATACCATAATATACGGTCTTAGACTAACCTTCCGCCAACTTTTTTTTCTCTGGTTCTCATCTTCGCCTTGAGCCAGTTTGGGAATTCCCCAAAGAGTTCCCAGTAGTGATCTGGGTCCCCTCCATTTCTCAAAACCCACTTGTTGCGTTTGTCTATATAGTCTAGGGTGTTTTCTGCGAAAATTTTATTGGCCCGGATCACTTTTACATACAAAGCATAGCCTTCTGGATCTTTCCACTTGGCAGGAGGAGCACCCGCGAGCATAATGTTTTCTATGCTGCAGTTTAGCGGGTTGCCGTCGATGAAGTAGGTGTGCTTGCCCTCACACAGAATGTTGTGGTAGCACTCGTAGCAGACTCTGGGCTTTGGACCAATCCCGTAGTAGGCGGAATGCTTTTCTTTCCCCCGATTGCGGATCCGAAAGTTGTTATCGGGTCCGTATATGACTTCGTCTTCATCGTCGAAGAAGATGATGCCAATCTGGTTTACCTTCAGCGGCCACTTTGGATGTCGGAAGAAAATCTCTTCCTCCCCGTCTTCCAGCTCGGGTAGCTTGGCCTCGAAGAAGTGCTTGGCTGGGTGGACGATCATGCCCAGGAAAGGTTGTTGATGATCCTGTGTGCGTGTGTTTTAGAAATGCCGAACTGAGAGGCTAAAGTCCTTTCAGTCATCCCGCCCTTCTTGTGCAGGTCCCTAAGCTCAAGAACTTGTTCCTGGGTTAGCTTGGCGTTGCCATTATTTTCTTTGCTGAAGTTGCAGTTTATTTTTTTCATATACATTTTACGGGCTGATGGACCATTTGTTTCACAAAAAACCCCCTGGAAGATATGAGAAACCAGAGGGTAATTTTGTTATGCAATTAGAAAAATGGGGTCAATAAAAAATAAAAATGTAGAAATATGACAACCACCCCCATTTTCTAATTGTTATAGTTTCCTGTCGGGGGAAAGTTTCTTCTTGGAAAAGAGATAACTCTTCAACTTCTCCTCATTGGCGAGAGAAGACTTATACACCTTTGCCAGTTTTATTTCGGTCTGCTTTAGCATGCTTAGTTTGTAGGTGCCTGATAGAAGTTCATGCCGTAGGGCTCGCAGCCTTCTACGCCGCCATACCAACCGACGTTTGCTGCATCTCTGGTTCCAACCAAAGTGCGCTTCTTCCATGCATAGGGTTGCTTGGGAGTAACCAAAGATCCAAAGTAGGGATTTCCTCTTTCTGGAAGCTGGCCGTCCAGAACCTGGGGAGCCACGTAGGCCTGGTAAGCCCCGGGATGTAGGACCATCCACTCGATCATTCTCTTGATGTAGGTTTCTCCTGCAGAGCGAACCTGCTCCATGAGGAACTTTAGCTCTTCCAGAGTAATGGAGTCTGAATTTTCAGAGGTTGGGGAAACCACCGACTTGTTGAAGATTTTATACTTCAAGAACGGGAGAGCGTAGAATAGTCCCCAGTTGCACATTGCGTTGCCGATGTAGTTGTCCAAGAGAAACTGGTTGTCGGAGGAGACCGTGCCGGTCACTACCTCGTTCTTCAGTTGGATATAGTAGGTTGCCCCGATGTAGTTTTGAAGGACTATATCTTGCGCCTGCAGGATGTAGGGAATTAGATCCGCCGGTGAGACGTTTTGGTTGATGGAAGTAAATGCCTTGAGCTTTTCTTCGGAAACCAGGAGTGCTAGTTTTTGTGCCATGTGTTATTCGATTGCTGTGGTTACTTCTTGACCAGCTACCTGCTGACCTTCTTCGTTGAAAATCTTCTTCGGCTGGATGTACAGTTCCGTGTCGTACCCGTAGTAGTACATCAGACGGTCGAAGACCTTTAGAAGAGTCGCCTGATCTGGCTGGATAACTGTGGAAACAAAATGCTGGTAGGAAACTGTAATTTCGTCCGCGTTGTTCGTGAACCCATTAGAACCTAAGTCCTTGATTCCAAGTAGGAGGGGTGATGTAATTCTGTGTCCCGTCAAGATTCTAGAGGTAATTCTATTTTCCAGCGTGATGTAGTAATCGTCGTTGGCCGAGTCTAAGGCTGTCACTTCTAAGTTGTGGTCTTTGTCGTCTGCAAAAGAAAGGAAAAACTTGCCGGCTCCGTCTACTCCGCTGAAGTTGGAAGCAATTTCCTGGTAGATGTCCTGGCGTTCTTCTGGTGAAGGTATTCCATTGTGAAACTGGAGAACGAGACTCGGGTTCAGTCCGTTCATCAAATTCCAGTAGTGGAAAGAAGATATAGAAACGTCGACTTGAATATCGGTAAGAGAGCCAGAATAAGAAGGCATTGGGTAGTACTTCTGCCCAGGATTGTGTTTGAAGAAGTACAGGATTTGGTTGGGGTAGAGTGCTGCATGTGCCGGGTCGAAAGACTTGTAGCCCTTAGGTTTGTAGGCGTCTTTTTTATATTTGGTCCAGTCTGCAGAGTAGTAGTACCACTCTACACGGTCTGTGTCGTAGTCGATGTGGCCAGAACGGATATCGTTGAAGTCCATGTTGAACATGTCGATAATTTTGTCTCCTGTTTGGTTCCAAATTATATTCAGAGCCGCACCACCGTAGATGATGTAGTCCAACGCAAATCTGTCGAACACGTCGTTCCAGGACTGCATGTAGTTTGCTCTCTTGAGCACGTAATTTAGATCTGGATCTACGGTCTTAAGACCTTCCCCGATCGTTGCAATGTGCTTAGACACGATGCACGACCGGTTCATGGCCGAGCCGTTATACAAAGGGGTAATCAGAGCGTTGGGATACAGATTGTCTGCACCGTAGTTTATCCATGACTGACCTTTGACTTCAAAAACTCTCGCCAGCGTAGGATCTGGGACCTGCTGAGAAAATTGTTGAAAAGAAGCTTTTGGTTTGTTTTCTTTGTTCATCGTCTATAAGTATGAAATCCCCTAAAACTGACATAGGAAACAATTTTTTTGTGCTTTTCTATAATGAATATATACAATATGACAAAGAAATCAAATAATCTTCTCCTTCACATCAACGGCGGCCTTGGCAAATGCATCATGGCTACCGCAGTTATTGCGTCTTACAAAAGGACTTTTCCCAATTCAAAAGTGATAGTCGTGTCCGGGTATCCCGAGGTTTTTCTCAACAACCCATACGTTTACAAAAACTTCCCCTTCTCCACGCCTTACCTCTGGCAGGACTACTACGGCCATGCGGACTGGAAAGTTTCTGCCCACGACCCCTACATGGAGGAAAGCTGGATTAAAAATGAAAATCTTCATCTCATAGATATCTGGTGTCGCATGTTGGGTGTCGATTCAGTTCAGAAGAGTCCCTTGCTTTATTTCTCGGGTCCGGAAGTAGACGAACTGAACGCCATGATTAAGGTCGATAAACCCCTGCTGGTCGTGCAATCGACTGGTGGTGCTCATGCAGCAGCCAGATCGTGGACCAGAAACCCGCCGACGGGTGAGTTCGACGAGTTCCTAGTAAAATATAAAGACACACACTTTGTTGTGCATCTGTGTCTGCCTGAAACTCCAGTGTTAACCAACGTGCATCAGCGTGTCGACAACTTAAACCGCAGACAAGCTCTTTGTTTGGTCTACTTTGCTCAGGAAGTTGTTGGGATTGATTCGTATGCTATGCATGCAAGATCAGCCAATCCTGAAGCTGGGCCTACTACAATTTTCTTCCCGCTTGCCGAGTCAGTAGATAGACTGGGGTACTCAAAAACGGCATGGACAAACATAGTCCCTACTGCTCGTATTCAAGAAATGCTGAAAGACCACACTGACTACTTTGCAACTGTGTTTAAGTTGTCCATCGAGAATGTCTCTGACAACTGTCCTGTACCTGCTGGTATGAAATGGTTTAATTTCTCAGTTGGTGAAGCTCCCCAGGTAAAACACATTTACGGAGACAAATATGGGATTAGTGCTCCAGAAAAATTTGGAACTAGTGGATTACAGAAAGATCACAAAAAAGATCCACTATATTAACCCTGGCCCCGAGAAAGTTTAACGTAGTTGTGGGCAGTCTTAGACTTAGAAGTCTTTGTTTTTGCATGAATGCCCTTACGCTTGCGCTTAGGCTTAGCCATAAAGGCTGCTATGCTGGAAACTTTAGCTTTAGCCATTAGATTTGGTATCTAATAATTAATATCCCACTTCCTCCATTACCCCCTGCAGTGTTATTTCCACCGCCTCCGCCTCCTGATCCTGTGTTTGCTTCGCCAGATTGTGCAAGAATAAGTGGATCAAAAGAATAACCATTTCCACCTCCACCAGTTCCACCAATTCCTGGAATATTTCCAGGAACATCATCCCAAACAGTTCCACCCCCACCACCAGCATAATAACGGGATGTTCCATTCAGATTTATTAATACCCCCGGACCTCCATTACCTGCGCTTTGTTCATTGCCTGCTGTTGGTCTGGCTCCTGTTCCCCCTGCTCCTCCTCCTCCTGCTCCTGCTGGATTTGAATTAGAATTTCTGTTATCTCCTCCAGGGAATCCTTGCCCAGGTGCTGCAGTTCCACCTACCTCATCTCCTCCACCAGATCCAGCAGATGCTCCTCCCCCGCTACCTCCAAATTTACCGTCTCTATTAAGAGCGGCTGCTCCTCCACCCCCTCCAATAGAAGTTAATCCATTCCAAGTAGAATTACCTCCATTACTTCCTCCATCATTAGTATCATCAGCAGTTCCAGTTCCTCCGTATCCAATAACAACAGGATAAGTTCCTATAGAAGTTAAAGAAAGAGAAGAGTTCAGTAGACCTCCTGCTCCTCCTCCTGCTCCTCCTGCTCTAATTGTTAAAAAACTTCCTCCCCCTCCACCGCCACCTGCAATTAATAAATAATCGGCGGAAACTGGAGAGCCGATAGAAGATACTACAAAATCACCAGAAGTGGTAAATGTGTGAACTTTATAGTTTATTCCACCATCACTATAGGTGGTAATAGTTCCTCCCGATGCAACAAAGCCTCCGCCCGCCGGGGCCGCCATAAAAGCAAATGGTGTAGTAAACATCTTAAGAGAAGTTTAGATTAGCGTTTCCGTAGTAGCCAGTTACACCTGCGATGTAAACCAAAGAAACTGCGTCCGTTGCTCCAGCTGCGGTAGACAGAGTTGGTGGTGTTCCACCCGGCCAGTCAACATCTGCTCCCCATGAAACCGTCTTGCCTCCTGTTCCTCCCTGAGTTAGGAAGAGGGTGTAGACTGCCCCGTCGATCGGGTTAGACTTAGTTAGTGTGGTGATGCTGGAAGTTAGAGTTAGCGTCTGGATGTTAGAGTTGTTCCAGTTCAGAGTTACTGAACCTCCGGTAGAACCAACTGCGTTGGTTAAAGATGCCGCCTGACCAAAAGCAACTAAAGAATCAACGTGCGTTGTATTTGATCTAACTGAAGTTAGACTATTTCCTAAGACAACTGCATTTTGTATGCCTGTTGCTCCGATAGAAGAGTTTCCTAAGACTATAGTGCCGGTTGCTCCTGGGAAGATAGTATTTGTATTTCCAATCGCTGTTGAACAAGCTGCTGAAACTAAAGGTGCATTTCCAAAAGCAATAGAATTACATGAATTGTTTCCAATAATAGCGCAATATCCTAATGCTACAGATTTAGTTGAATTACAACCTACAGTAGAAAAAGTTCCTATTCCTATAGAACCTGTAGAATTACAACAGATATCAACAAGAGATCCAACTGCTACTGAAAGATCTGAATTCTCATATATTTCTGATCTAAATCCAGCTACAACAGAATTGTTAGAACTTGAACAAATAAAACTAACAGTTCCTATAACAACTCCGTTTAGTGCAGTAGTTGATCCAGCCCCAATAACAACCCCTGAAGTTGTGGGTGCGCAAGAAAGAAATCCAATTGCCGTAGAAACTCTTTCTACTAAATAACCAGAGGATGACTGAGCATAAGAGCAAGCCCCAATTGCTATAGTTCCACCGTCGAAAATTGTAGTTGCCTGAGCTCCTATAACAACATTAAAACCACCACCTGCTTCACACTGTGTGCAAGCATCTGCTCCAATAATAACGTTTTTATTAGCAACCCCTGAATTTGCAGCAACGTTTGCTCTTGGCCCTATAATAACATGATCATTACCATTATTTAGGTTTCCTGCAGTTGCCCCAATGATAATGTTATTATTACCTGCAGTTCCTGCTGTTGCTCCAACTTCATTAGAAACTAAAGTATTAGAATAAATTTCTGTAATTGGTGAAATAGTACCAGTACCAGCGGGTCCCGTTGCTCCGTTAATCCCGGATGTTCCCGATGTGCCGTTTACCCCCGAAGTTCCATTAACTCCCGAAGTTCCATTAACTCCCGAAGTTCCATTAACTCCCGAAGTTCCATTAACTCCCGAAGTTCCATTAACTCCAGAAGTTCCCGCAGTTCCCGCAGTTCCCGATGTTCCGCTAGAACCAGCTATTGCCACATACTCCCAAGACGCGTTGATGTCTGGTGGGTTTCCCCCTGGTGAGATAGTTGTCAAAGCAACATAAGATGATCCGTTGTAGTAAACTACATCGTTCTCGAAGTAGATTGAAACTGAAGACCATCCGCCCTGCCAGTTAAAGCCAAGCCCAGATGTTCCTGAAGTTCCCGAAGTTCCCGAAGTACCAGACGTTCCGTTACTACCAGCTGCTCCGTTGGTACCCGAAGTCCCCGAAGTGCCAGAAGTTCCTGCAGTTCCACCAGCTCCCTGAATTATGTTTGCACCAGTTGAATTGATAGCATATAGAGCTGCTCCGTCAGTGTACATCGTGACGAATCCAGCAGATGGATTGGAAGGAGTAGAAGGAACTACTGAAAAGTCTATTTGACCGCCGGTTTGACCGACTACGAATTTAGCATTTGCCATATTTTAATTTTTTGTTCTATAATTATTAACAAGTTTCATAAGGACTGAACTGTTGTTGTAAAGTTATACCCTGATCTATGACCAAGATTGCGTTGTTCTCGACCGTGATGATTGGACAGTAGGTTGTGGTGTTGTTCTCGACCGTGAAAGTTGTGTATGCCTGAATTGTACAAGGAAATTGGAAAGGAAGAACTCCAGTAACGTAGACGATGTTGCGAAGAAATTCGTTGTCTGAAACATATGGGACAAATTCAACTTCTCTTTCGCATGGAATTTCTGCGTATAGAAAAGCCTGTCCTCTGTCAATCTCAGTTCCCCCGGTCGGTGCAAGAGTCAAACTTGGAATGTTGGTGACTACATAGTCGAAATCGCCATCTGGATAAAGATAAATGTCTCCAGCCAAAGGAAGATCCTGACCGTCTACCCCAACTAAAGTTATTTCCAATTCTACGAATCTGGTGTTTCTTCTAACTACAGAAGGAATAACAAGAAAAGGTTCTCTGGAATATGCGTTAGTAAATTCCATCAAAAAATAATCTCCCGCCGACTGGGTTACCGTGTCAGCGTAGATCACTAAATTGTTTGGGGAATTAGGTGTTAGATTTAACATTCTACACTAAGTATGAAAGTTCAAAAAACTGACACATCCCACACAACAAACCCCGAGGAAATATCAAAACCCCGGGGTTGTCTGGGAAAATAGATGGCGTCCCTTTTGTGTGTGAGGACGTGTTATGCGTTTACGAACGATGTTCCAGTCAAACTTGCAAGTGTTGAAACTTGATAAGTCATTGCTGGTTCCATTGCCTGTAGAACGAAAGAGTACTGGGTAGCATCTCCAGGAGCGGTACCAGTTGTGGTAGTTCCTGTTGAAATTACGCAGCCTCGAGTTGCACCAACCAACCAGTAAAGGCCGTTGTTGTCTTCGAATACTACTCTTGACGCTCTGTTGTAAGCAAGTAGTTGGATTTGTGCTCTCTTCGCAGAAGAAAGGTGTTGAACTGGGATTGTTACTTCTTGAGTGAAGAATGCGGTTCCGTTGGTGTTAGAGATATTGAAAGTCTCTGTGAACGAAGCTACATCTTTTGCTACTTCGATTTGGTAGAATGTTCCGGTTGCACCAGACAAGGAAGTAATTCCTGCAGTTGCACCAGCGGTGATTGTACCTGGCTCGAAGTCAGAAGAAACCCACAGTGTCTTGATGCCACCGATTGCGTCTAAACAATCTAGGGCTATCGCTGCAGTTAAATTACATGTAGTTGACATTGGTTTCTTTTATTTTTTTGTTGGGTTAAAAAATTTGGTGGGGCTAGATTGCTCTAACCCCGACCGAATTAGATGGTAGAGACGAACTGAGAGGTGTAAACCGCAGTACCCATTCTAAACGCCGCTAATACATTGACGATATCTTGAGACGGGTCATAATACATCTTCAATTTGTCTGCGTCGTCGATCAAACCGGTTCCGAAGAAGATGTACTTCTTAGGTCCAAGGATGATGTGGGAATTGCTAGAAAGTCCTGGCGCACCGAAAATAGTTACGTTTGTACCTGGCCAAATAAATGAAGCAGGAGCGTCACCAGTGTAGTTTGTGATGTTAGGGTATTGGCTGATTAGAGCGTTACCTTTAGCCATCAAAGCTTGAACTGCGATCGCGTAGTTTGTCATTGAAAGGTACATCACTAGGTCTCTTTCTTGCTTAAGAGCGTTAGAAAGTTTGTTGATGATTCCCCAGATAGAATCGAATGCAGTTCCAACTGCCAAAGGTACAGTGATACCAGCACCTGTTCCGCCGATACATCCGTTAGCTACAGTAGCTTGTGCAAGAAGACCGTCTAGAGAACCACCGTCTCCAGCCCAAATAGTATTTTCAACATATTGAGAAATGTTGTCTACTTTGTTCTGAGCGATTCTAGCTTCGAAAGGAACTGACTCAAGGTAAGCAGTTGGGCTAAGCTGTGAAGACAACCAGTATTGGCGTAGATCTTCTGGGCAAAGTTGTTCCTTAAGCATTTTGGTTTGTACTACAAGATCAATTTGATCGAATACAGTTGAGTTACCCGTTGCACCACCTGGTCCTACAGTTGAAGCGTTGAAGCCACAAGCGTAATCGATGATGTAAGGATTTGAGTTTAGCAAGTTGATTGCAGAAGTACCTGCTGTCTTACCTGCCTGAACAGTCAAGAACTGAACAGAGTAAGGCTTCAAAAGAGCCTTAGAGATTAGGTCGGTTGATAGCTGGTCCGTATAAGGAGCCAAGCCGGTTAAATCGAATGACATGGTTTTTTAGTTTTTTATTTTATTAGAATCTTTTGTTGGTTTTGAAAGATGCTTTAAGAGCTCTCAAGTGATCTACTCTTGCATCTAACGGACTTTCTTTCTCTTCTGCTGGGTTAGCATTGAAGGTAGAAATTTTGGTTGCTGCAGGAGTAGCAGACATTTTCTCCATCTTCTCTTTGTAGGAAGCCATTTCTTCTTTGACGATAGCAACTTCTTTAGCAACTTCTTCAACTGCTTCCATGCATTGCATAATCATTTTCTTCATGTCTTCTTTCATGATGTCTCCTTCTGTCTTTACTGGCTCGTTTACAGCGTCTCCAGTTGGCGGGATGATGTCTCCCTCTTTTGCCGCTTCGATTTCAACTTCGACCTTTGGTTCTGGTTTTTCTACTGCGGTGATTGTTCCGTTGGCGTCAACAGTAACTTTAGTGCCATCTTCGGTGGTGTGGATACCTTCAGGAGCTGGTCCTTTATCGCCAGTTTCAGATACAACAAAGATCTTCTTTCCTGGTTCAAAAGCTTCCGCTTCCACTTTGGTCACACCGTCCTCCAACATAGCTTCAGCCATTTTAACTTCCATTCCCAGAGCAATTCTGATTTGGTTTAATTTTTGTTCGTAAAAATTCATGGTTAAACTTATTTTAGATTTGGTTTATGTCTCTAAGTATGAATTAAAAACTAATTGACATTTCTTAGATTGACTTCAGGATCCGAACGACTCTGTCGTACATCTCCTTGTCTTTTTTGTACTGCTCGTAGTCTTCCCTGGACATAAAGTTTCCTTCGATAGAAAAGCCGTTGAGCTGGCCAGCCTTGATCTGCTTCCAGACTGCTGGGTCCTGAACACGCATTGCCACCATCCAGGTTCCTACTGGAACGTCCAGACCATATTTGGTGTTTGCCTTGTCGTCTTCTGTTTCTACTATCCAGGTTTCCTTGACGTAGGAGTTGGCCTCGTTAGCCCCGTTGTGTTCTACGTTGGTTGATCCGTTGCGAAGTTCACGCATGAACTTTTCTGCAATCTTGGCAATTGTTTCTGCAGAAAATTTAACTGCATACCTTTCCTTAGTCTTCTCGTCCACTCTAGGAATCACCATGTCTGGAATCATAGCCGGTCCAATCACGATGCGTTGATCTTCGGAAGCGAAGAATTGCTTTGACATTTTTGCTTCCGAATGTTTCGGGTGTCCTTTAGGAAGTAGGTCGTTGTCCTGCTTGTAGTCTTTGTCGTAGCCAGAGCGGTTGCCGGCCAGAATGTTCAAGAAGGAGTTTACTCTTGCCATCGCCCACTGTGATCTTGTCATTCCTCTTTTGCCAGGAGTTCCGACCGAATATGCACCAGCTCCTCTCCTCCATACAGCCTTGAGCATACCCAAAGTTGCTTTCTGGGACTCCTGTGGATTTGCTTCGTTGTGCTTCTCAATCTTATCCTTTAGGGTGGATTCTACTTCTTGAGAAACTTCGATCCCTCCTCTTGTTGTTTTGGTGTCTCCAGGTTCGTTCTTAGCCGAACCAGTTCTGCCTCTTTCCTCTTTGGGAATTCTTGCCAGAGGTCTGTCGCCCTTGTTTCCAGAAGCAGGTGCTGCAAACTTCTCCATTGCTTCTACAGAAGCCACCCATGCGTCGCAGGTTCTTGCTGCCGCACACTTGAAGTCAAAAGCTTCGCAGTAGCCTAACTGACCAGCTTCGATTGCGTCGTAAGGATCTTCTCCCTCTGTTCCAATTCCTTCTGCTATGCAGTCCAACATAGACTCTGAAGTAATAAAGAAAGCACAGTTTCCGCACAGTGCAGTCTTTGCATCTTCTACAGAATCGTTGAACATTCTCGCCTTAGCCTTCCAGTATCCCTCCGATGGACGGTTGGGATTTAGTGGACCATAGTTTGCTATGTCGATTGCTTCCTGTCTGTGTGCTAAATTAACTGATATGTCCTGGGTTGCTTCTGGACACTCTTCGGCCATCTTCATCTTCCGCTTTGGTATTTCGTCCACATACACGGGAAGAGCAGAAACATCATATGACATTTCCTCTTTGTCGATCTGCTTTAGCTTTCTTTCTGCCCATGCAATCCCCGCATCTCCACCCCAAGCATCCCACATCAGCTTGCCACAGCCTTCGCCGTAGGGTGTATCAGAGTTCTGCCTGTGTCTTTGGAATGCAGACATGCGTGCAATAGTTTCTCTGGAGATGGGTTCCCGATTTGCCAGCTGGTTTGCACGTGCTTTGCCTGGACCCATTCCGCAGTCTCCCCATCCGTTCTCCTCAGCCCAAGCCAAGGCTCTCTTTGCTGCATTTACTGCTGCCTCTGGGTAGTCGGTGTAAGTTTCTGCAAACTTTTCAGCTGCAGATTTAACTGGGATGCAGTTTGGTGCCCCGTTCTCATTTAGCCCATAGGGTTCGTAACCTTCCCAGCATGGATTTTCTATGTCCATCTTTTCTCTGTATGTGCTATAGCAGATTGCTGCAGCCTGGTCGGTTTCATACCCTTCGTCTCCTACTAATTTAGCAATGCAACGGGGAATGAATTCGTCTTCTGATTCTCCTGCAGAGGGCTCGACAAATTCTTCACGTTTGAAGGCTAGCCAATTTCTCTCTATGGCCGGTACTTCCACTAAGGAAATAGCAGAGACCCCGGACTGTTCCAGGTCGTCTATAATTTCTAAATCGATAATTTTGTTTTCCATTCTTACTAAGTATGTTTTTCTTACAATCTGGCAAGAGCATTTAGTCTTGCGTTTGCTTCTTGTTGGGAAGTCATGTCGGTTGCTACAACGTAGGTTTTGACGATTGGTGTCTGTGCTGCAGTTGCAACCTGTGGTCCTGGAGTATTTCCCAGAGAGTTAATGGACTCCAGGAGGGGTAGGAAGTTGGCTGTTGCCCTGCGGTTGATAACAAATTCTCCACCTTCAAGTTCTCCCATGGTGGTTCTAATACCCCCCATGTCGTGGGAATTGCCCATCAGAAGTCCACCTTCTGCATAAGTAGACGGGGTTGACTGGGTTCTGCTGTTACTTGTGGAAGTGCTTGCAGAAGAAACATATTGGGAATTAGCAATCGCTGCCAGCTGGATCCCTGTGGTTGTTGCAGAAAGAGCAAGGAACAAAGCTGCCAGTGGTGGACCTCCGATTGTCATTCCCTGAGCAAATGCTGCAACCCCCGCCTGGATACCTGCTATAGTAGCTTTAGCGTATTGGAAATTCTTATCCTTCTCAAAATACTCTTGTTTAATCTGCTCCTGCTTTTCTGCGTTGTCTCCTGCTGCCGCAAGTTCTTCCGACATTCTAGATTTGGATAAAGTGGAAAGTGCATCAGTTAGCTGGTTGGCAGAAGAGATTGCAAAATCAAAAGCTTGCTGTCTTTGGGACTTTGCAAATTCTGCATCTCCTTCGGCAATGGCTCTATTCTGCTTAGATATTTCTGCATCAATTGCACTTGTGTCTTTTTTATACTGGATAGCATCTCTTCTCTCCCTCTGAAGTCGATCTAAGTTTAACTGTTCCTGTGCTTTCTGAAACTCCCTTCCTTTAAGGGTAGAATTGTTAAGATCAGTTTGTTCTTGATTGTAGAATTTCTGGGTTTTCTGTCCTGCTTCTGTGTACTTCTCTTCCTGAGTTTTAAGAAAGTCATCTGCAGCTTTTTTGTTTGCTGCTTCTACTTCTTTGTTTCCCTTTTCTGTTAGGGTCAGAACCAAATTGTTGTATTCGATCAGCAGAGTTTCTGCATCTACTTTATATCTTTCCCTGATGTTTGCTTTAGCCTGCTCGGTTAAATTTTCTGCTTTTAACTCTTTTGCTTTTGCTTCTTGAAGTCTAACTAGATCGTTGTCGTACTTGACCTTCGCCTTCTCCAGTTCGTCTGCGGCTGCAGCTTCTGCTTTCTTTCTTCTGGCTTCGTTCAGAGCAGTCAGAGCATCAAGTTCATTTTTTGCTCTTGCTTCTCTTGCCTTTTTAGCTTTCTCCTGTTCTTCTGCAATCTTTGCATTTATCTCCTGCTCAGTTCGGATGGTAGCAATCTTTCTTTCGTTGTCAAGATCGTAAAGTCTTTCGTTGAATGCCTTTCTTTCTTTCTCGTAGTCTGCTTCTGCCTTTCTTTTTGCTTCTGAAACACTCTTGCCCTCTTCTTTGGCTGCAAGCTGGGCAGCTTTTATTCTTGTCGCAAGATTGTTTTTTAACTCTTCCATCTGGACTGTGACAAGTCTTGACTCCTCATTGGAAGCGTCTTCCCTTATCTGGGCAATCTCCTTGATGGATTTCTTTTCTTTCTCAGCTTCAGCAACAGCTAAATCTGTTGACCTTTTAAGATCAGCAGAAGAAGCATTGATGGCTGCTTTTACCTTTTCATATGCTTCCGCAAGATCTTCAAGGTCTTTCTTCTGTTTCTTTTCTGCTTCACCTGCTTCTTGGAAGGCAGAAACTAACTGCTGCACAGCAACACCTATTGCAACAATCAGTAGCCCAACTCCAGTAGATCCGATTGCTGCCTTGATGCCGTTGAAAGATTCAACTGCAACAGACTTCAGAGTCTTGAATGCTCTGCCTACATCTTCTAAGGCTGCAAGTCCTTGAGTTAAAGCAAGTGCAGACTGAACCTTGACCAAGGTCTTCTGTAGATCCTGAGATTCGGAACCAAGTAGTCCCATTGCACCCTGGATGGCTGTGAATCCCCCTGCTACTCCCTGAATTGCTTTACCTATCGCTTGGAATTTACCAGCACCAGTAAACGCAGAGACTGCATCGTTTGCATCGTCGATCTGGTCTTTTAGTTCTGCCGCCTTCTGGGCTGCCGCTGCAACTTGGGGAGACGCTTCCCCAAAGAGGGAAACCATCTTTTGGACTTCCATGTTCGCCTCTTTTAACTGAGAGCGGAGGGACTGAAAGCCTACTATTTCAATTTCGATTTGTTCTGCCATGTGTGTTTAGTATGTGATGTTGACGTATGCTGTATAAGTATCAGAAGGGTTGATTACTGCCGGAAAGATTGCTGAAATTGGTTGGTAAGTTCCAGACCTTCCTGCTGTTGCTCCAGTTACCCCGTTAGTTGCTAATGAAATTTCTTGAGAGACTAATGCTGTTCCTGGTGCATAAGAACTTGACAGAACAACTTTTATCCCAAAGCCTGTCGGAACATTAGGAACAAGTGCAAAGAAATTTTGATCTTGCTCTCCGTTGAATGTAAAGTTCTGGATTGTTGTGTAGGTTCCACCCGTGCCTCCTGATGCTCCTTGAACTTCTACCGTAGTTATTGCAGATTCTATGAGAATAGACTGAACATCATTTACAATTTCTAGGGTCAATGATGCTCCCGTTACTCCACATGGTCCGATGTCTGCTGCAGTAAATCCTGAAGGAAGAGCATTGATTAGAGGAAAGAGCATACACAAAGGTGCTGCGCAAGAAGAGTCTACCAAGGTGACAGACCGAAGGTTATTTTCGCAGTCCACGTAGGTGTAGGTGGCTTGGCCTGTTTCAGATGCAACGTTGTTGTTGCACAGTGAAATTGTTCTACAGGTAGTTCCCTCTGTTCCTCCTGTTGCAGCCAGAGGAATTGGTCCTGGGATAGCCACCAGTGGAACTTTAACTAAGTCAACTCTGACCAAAGCAGTTTCTCCTAAAACATAGTCAGAGATCTTCTGAATGAAATACCAGGTGTCCTTGATCCAGATGCGGTCGTTGAATCCAAGTTCTAAAATGTCTGCCGGATCTAATCTTAGAGTCAAGGAGACTTTTCTGTTGTAAGGGTCGTAAAGCCAGTCCACATATTCACCCCAGTAGACTGTGTATAAATCCTGGGAGGTGTTGCCCACCAAAGTAGAATCTGCCGACCAAGGCTGTTCTTTAGATAAGAAATTTAAGTTTACCGTAGAAAACAAATTCGGAGGCCAAGATGAGTATGGAGAAACTAACGGATAAGAGTTCTGGGCCTGCCCAGTTCCTGATCCAGAAACCCCGTTGTATAGATACCATGGGATTGGATTAGATTGTAGTCCGTTGTAGTGGTACAGTCTTGGTCTTGGAACGATGGGTTCTATCCTTGCAGAGTTGGGTTGGTTTTGGTTTCCCGGCTGAAGTCTGCCCAGAGTTGGAAAAACCCAGTTAGGATAAGAAGTTGTTCTGGACGGAATGGACTGGAGAGGATTAGCTCCAAACTGCACGTCGATCGGCTGTTCGTCCCGAATAAGTTTGATGCCTGAGTCGAACTGACGATACCAGTAGTCGGCTTTGTTCTGTTCTTGATACTGTTTGTTCAGCCAGTCTTCGTCTTCTTGTGCTCCGAACTTTAGAATTCTCTGTTGCTCAGCAAAGACGGGGGAAGACTGTAGATCTGCAGACCCGTCGTAGAGTCTGGTCCAGTCTCGGATTTCTCCTGCTTGAACCCAGTCGATCCAGGGTTCTATGACAAAAGTCTTCTGGGTCACCCTAGAAGGTTCGAACACCAAATTGAACATGCGAACCAGAGAACGAATAAAGTCTATCTTCTTGAGGATTGTTTCGTCCGGAAGGAAAGAAGACATCACGACCTGGTTTGGTCCGCTGATGCAGTTGAACGCAGAATCAAAGAAGACCGAAAAGGGATTTCCAAAAGACAAGTTTTGAATTCTAACATCTACTGTGTCCCCTTTATTTAGAGAGATAGAACCAGAAGTCCAGTTCCAGTTTCTTAGTGCTGCCCCAAAAGTTGTCAGCACTCCTGAATCATAAACCAAGATGTTGTTGATGTAGGCCTTGACTCTAAATGCTGTATTTTGCTGATCCTCCTGGTTGGGTCCTCTTGCACTTCCTGACGCCACAAATTCATAGGATCCGTTTGTCGGTGCAGTCCAGACGTGTGTTCTGGTGTTGAATGCTTGGTCTAAGTTGTTGAACGTTGTGGAGAAAGGAATAATAACTTCTGCAGACAGATCAACTGTAAATGTCCCAGCAGTTACCTGACAAGTTCCGGATGGGTTTAGAAAGTAGGGTCTTGCCACAGAATCCGACACAAAGTAGAGAGACTGAAAGTAGTCCGATTCTAAAAACGTAGATGTGTAGGTGTAGTCAGCGTCGGAGAGAATCTTGTCGAACAACCACTTCACTCGGATTGCAGGTTTCATCTGCTCCATCCTAATTGCCGCAGTTGCACCGATGGTGAAAGACTGTGCATAAGCATTGGATAGGGTGGCCTGCAGAGGAACACCTTCGTTAGGTCCTGTTCCGTAGGTGTAGCCCCACTCGCAAAGGGGATACAGAACGTTGCCATCTTTTAGTCCTGCAGTTGCTCCTCCAGTTGCCGCCCAAGATCCAGTTACATTCGCATAGGACAGGACGTGATTTAGTTCAGAAGCGTCGATGGTGTTCATTCCATCTTCTCCGATCTGAGTAGACAAGTTTGAAGTGTCCCCCAGGAAGTAAACGTCATATTCTATGTTGCCGGTAAGGTCATTGGTGACAACAGACTGCAAATTTAGATTGCCCAGGGAAAAAAGAGTTCCGTCCGATAGGATCCAAGCCTGTGCTGCTGCAGCCGGATTGAATGTGCTCCCGTTGACTGAGTAGACGTCCTGAAAGAATTGGGTGTTTGGTCCAATGCCGGGAAGTCTAAATGTTTGCGAGAAGAAAGAAGATGGGGTGAACGGATTTATCTCCGCCACTGAGAGGTTCATCTTCACGGGAGAATCTTCTGACAGTTGCAGAAGAACTGTTTCCCCCTGTGGGTTTACTGCATATAGTTGGACTTTTGACATCTTAGTAGCTTTGGGTATTTGCTGGTAGAGATTCTATGAAGGAGACAAAGTATTGGAAGAGATTCTCTCTGCGGATGGTCTGCACTGCATATTCTGCATCTTGAATTACAACTGCCACTGGCTGGGTTCTGCCAGGTAGGTAGGCTATCACAGACGGAGAAGCGAACATGTCTCTCAACCAAGCAGATTGAGCTTCGGTTAGCCAGTCCGTCGAAGCAGTCCAAGTGTTAGTTAGATCGTTCCTGAACACTGTTGTTCCAAAACGTGCAGGCTGGTTGTCCTTGACGGAGTAGCTTGCTGCGGACCAGTAGCCTGGGAGTTTATATAGGGTAGATCTGCTGGCCTGCTGAACAAAAGTGTTTCGCTTGATGAACGTGTACCAATCTCTGCCGCCCAGTGGATTAATCCAGGTAAACCTGATCGGCTCGAAGCCCCAACAGTTTGTGTCGTCTATGGTCAGACAAATTTCTTCGGACATTGCATCTTCTCCAAGTGCACAAGTTCCTGCGTTCGCCCATGGGTACAGGGCTAAACAGATTTGGTCGAACTCAGAAGGTAGGATTGCCCGTGTGATATTCCAGAAGTTGCTAAAGCAGCCAAACTTACCACAAGAAACTGTGGTGGCCGAGAACCAACGTAAACCTAGAGCAGTATAGTTCTTAGTGGAAGTGTGTGTGATGTTGTAGAGATTGTAGCCCCCAGAGTTGGACACAGTGAATGTGCCGATGATTTCAAAGTGTGCTGGGTTGTTAGATCCACCTACTGAACCCCAAAGTTGCATAGCAGGATAAGAACCACCAAAGGTGTTCTCAGATGGGATCTGGATTGCTATTTGGTCTCCAGTCTTTACCTGCATGTTTCGGTAGACAAGTTCAGAAGAACCTGTGTAGCCTGTTCCAAAACCTGTTGTACAGTTGCTGTTGAACTGCGGAGTTATGAAAGCATCGTCGTTTGGAAGAACCACAATCAGAGGGTTGGCAGCTGGGGTTAATCCAGTATCGTGATAACCAGGGAAGACATCTGGAATAGACTGGGCTGTGCAGCCGAAGTTTCCTGGACCGAACAGAACTTCCTGATCCCTAGTGATGCTGGTGATGTCTGCTGGGTTGATCTTGAACGAGTACAGATAGTTTACCGGTCCAGATGCACCAGTTGCCAATGGCGGCAGAGTAGAACAGTTTGGCCAGATTCCCCCGTTGGCTGTGGTAGCCACGTAGTCTGTGTGTCCAACAGGATTTCCGTCCAAAGACACAGAAGCCTTCATTGCGTAGGGAAACACGTAGCCGGTTACCCCAGTGTCGAAGTTCCGGTTGAGCCAGGTCAACGTGAAGTCTTCGTCGGATCTAATTGTCTGTGGTGAGTCCGGACAGTTGGTTAGAAACTTTCCTTCTGTGTCGGGGGTAATTCCACCAAGACCCATTTCATACTTTAGAACCCCCTCTCCTCCAAGAGCAAGCCAAGTGTAGTAGTCTTCTGGAGACTGAGCAGCCGCCCAAGCTATCACGGGTGTCGTGTAGTTCGGTGCTGGTCTAAAGTTTCCATCTGCGTACAGACCATATGCTGGTTCTCCAACAGAACCAGATCCGTTGTAGATAACAGGAGTTCCTGTGGGAGTTGTAGAATATTCTTCCCCAGCCAAAATGTAGACGTTGGTCGCCAGATAATCTCCTGAGTAGAATGGGTTGTCCGAGAGCATTGGAAGATTCAAGGGAATTTCCAGCTCTGCCGCCACCAGCGCATTGACGTCGATTAGACCCTTTCCTTCTGGATTGGGCGGCACCTTGAAACGCACTTTAGTCTTCCCGTAGACATACACGTCAAAGACATACCTGAACTTATATTGGGTGGTCTGGTCAGACTCTATCATCCAGATGATTGGATTGTAGGCTGCCGACCAGAGCGGTGGAGATTGGAGAGTATTGGTGATTGCCATTATCTTACTTGATGCTTAGTTTGTTTTTGAATTTCAAGATTGCGTTTTGTAATCTCGTTTTTTCTATTGGCAAGCCAGTTGAAGGCTTGGCGAACTTTGAGCTTCGCTGATTCTGTAAATCTAAGAGGATCGTCTCCAGATAGGGTATTGAGTAGTCCCCACCAAGATCTAGCCGTGTTAGGGATTGAAGGCGATCCCGGTCTTCTTGGGAAATCCAATTCATCCTCTCGCTCTTGGACAAATAGTCCAGCGTATTCCTTAAAGAGGAGTGTGCGGACTGCAAAAAAAAAGCATTGGCAGAACGGATTGCAGACACGGGCAGATCTAAGAATTCTTGAGCCCTCTCTGCTGATTTAACAGTGTCATAGTCTTCTAAGATCATAAATTCTCCACTTTGTTTTACAATTGGTCTGTAGAGAATTGCTGCAGCCTCGTGCATTCTGGACTGAGAATCTTTAGAGGAAAAGAAAACTTCTAAGTCAGCAAATTCTCCTACTGTTAACTCCTCGATTTTAGGTAGTCCATACTTTACTCCTTTGAATTCTAGGATGGGCTGGATAACATCTGTGTTTCCCTTCAGGGCGTCTATTTTTAGCAGGGCTTCTTCCCAGATGATCAACCAGTCTTGAAACTTTATTTTCTTGAGTAGTTCTATCGGACATCCTGTTAACACCTCTACAATAAAGAATTCTTTGTCTTTGTCCTCGGCTGCAAGAGTTGCCTGTAGGTCGTAGTATCTTCTGATGGTTATGTCTTCGAAGAAGTAGGTCTTGCCTTGTATCTTAAAATTTGGTTTCATTTTCTGTTGGTAATTGCCTTTGCTAATTGCTTAGTGGTTTCTTTTGCTATGAGTTTACTAATTTGCTGTAGGGTTGCTTTGTCTAAGTTGGTCCAGTATCTCGGCTTTATTCCTCTTTTGCCTGGTCCTGGTCTTGGATTCCATTTCTTGTTTGGCTGCTCTCCCTTATAGTAGGGCTTTGTTCCTTTGTCGGTAAACTTTCCATATTCCAGGAAAGAAGATTTGAACTGAACAGCCCCTTTACTCTCATACACTTTTACGTCTATGGAGGCTTTTAGTTCCCCGCCGGGCTTCTTCTTGGTTCCCTTTGCAACAGGAACTTGAAACCTTAATCTGTTCTTGATTAGTGTTTCTATTCTTTTGAAAATCCCATCTAATTTTACTTCTGCCATTAGAATGCTGCGTCACATAAGTTGAACGGAGAATTGATCTGCACGTCAAAGATCGCCGCCCATCCTGTTAGATTGTTGTTGTAAGCTTCGACGAACGGGGTGATAGAAGCTATCGGTGTTTGTATTTCGTAGGGAACACTTGCACCCGAAGACATGATGACCTTAGAGAAAATATCTTGCATGATCATCAGGGTTTCGTTGTGTGTGTTCACCTGGAGATCCTCTTCGTTCTTGGCTATATCTGCCACGATGAACGTGAAGGTCAGAACGAACTTACCGAACCTGTCCATCTCTGCATTCTCAGGAACTAAGAAGCAGAAAGGGTACCGTTGGAAAGTCTCTACGTTCGTCTGCATGTCTATGTCGCTGGGTTGCCCAACTTGAAAATGGCGAACGCCAAGGTGCGAAAGACATAGCTCACCGAAGGTCTCGACGAACTGTTTGTATGTGGTAGGATTAGTTAGTGCCATTTGCTATAAGTATGATTTGCTC